GCTATTTCAAGAGCACAACTCGCCAAAGAGTTAGAGCCTGGCTTGAACGCTCTCTTTGGTATGGAGTATAATAGGTATGAAGGTCAACATGCAGAAATCTTTGACACAGAGGCTTCAGATAGAGCCTTTGAAGAAGAGGTTATGTTGAGTGGTTTCGGTGCAGCGCCTACTAAGCAAGAAGGTTCTGGTGTCGCATTTGATGATGCAAACGAGGCTTACACTTCAAGGTATAACCATGAAACTGTCGCAATGGCGTTTTCAATAACAGAAGAAGCTGTAGAAGATAATCTCTACGACAAGCTATCTGCTCGTTATACGAGAGCACTTGCCAGATCCATGGCTCATACTAAGCAAGTGAAAGCAGCGAATGTATTAAACAATGCGTTCACAGCTGGAGCAACTGCTGGTGGTGACGGTAAAGCATTGTTGGCAACAGATCATCCATTAACAAATGGTGGTACGTTTGCTAACGAGCCTTCAACTGCAGCCGACCTTAACGAGACATCTTTAGAAGATGCTTTAATCAAGATCGCTGGATTCGTAGATGAAAGAGGATTAATAATCGCTCTAAGAGGAATGAAGTTAATTATTCCTAGACAATTACAGTTTGTCGCAGAGAGAATTATGAACTCTAATCTAAGACCGGGAACAGCAGACAATGATGCTAATGCTATGAGAAACATGGGAATGTTACCTCAAGGTTATGTCATCAATGACTTCTTGACAGACACAGATGCGTTTTTCATTAAGACAGACGCACCTAATGGTCTTAAGCACTTCGAAAGAATGGCTATGTCTACTGCTATGGATCCTGATTTCGACACTGGAAACATGAGATATAAGGCTAGAGAGAGATACTCTTTCGGCTTCTCTGATCCTCGTGCCGTGTTCGGTTCTCCAGGAGCGTAAAAAAATAAAATATTTTTTAAGGGCGATTGTTTGCAGTCGCCCTTTTTTTATGTATAATAAAAACAACCTTGACGAAGAATTAACTTCGACATTTGCCAAGACAAGGAGATTGACATGGCTAATACAACTTTTTCAGGTCCAGTCCGTTCCGAGGGTGGATTTAACGTAATCAATAAAGACGGCACAAGTGGTGTTATTACACAAACTGGATTCTCAGTTAACTCAACTGGACAACTTGTTTCTATGGGTACAAGAAAGATTCAATCTTTTGTAGGTACTTTAGCGTCAACAAACGCTGCAGCAACTGCATATGCAGACAATGACTGTTTAGTAGAATTAGGAACATTAAATGTAGATGCTCCAGATGGATTAGTAACACCAAGTAAAATTTTCATACACAGAGCTTTGATTGGTATTACAACTGCTGCTGGAGAAACACTAGCTGGTAACTTAGCATTAAGTTCTACAAGTGGAACTGCTACAAACGCTGCTGTTTCTGGTACAGAAATAGTAGGTGCAGGTGTAACATCATTTAACGAACAGTTAAGTGCTACACAATCAATCACAGAAATTGATGTTAATTTTAACGATACTGCTGGTAACTATCATATCTTTGTACCTAACATAACTGCTGCTGTTGCAAATGTTAATTTGTATGCAAGAGCAACAACTACAGTGAACGCTGATATAACTGCTGGAAGATTCACAGTTGAATTAGAATACTCTGTATACTAATAGGAGTTTAATATGGCAGGATCAAGATCTGACGTAAAAGCCTTTAATGTGAATCAAGGAGCCTCCGCTGCTGTGGTAGGGCCTGCAAGATCTAGAATAAGACAAATAGTCGTATTTGGTAATTCTGCTGGTGCTCTTACTATAACAGACGGCAATGGTGGAGACACATTGATTGCACAAAGTTTTCCAACTGGATTACACACTCTCAATATTCCAGACAATGGTATGTTGGCAGAGAGTGGTGCTTATCTGTCTGCGTTCACTGGCAGTGGTAATAAGTTAACTATATTCTTATCGTAATGACAAGGACAAGAGACAAACAGCCACCTAAAACTAAAAAGTATTTCCGCTCCACTAAATCTGGAGCGGGAATGACAAAGGCAGGTGTTGCCAAGTACAGAAGAGACAACCCTGGAAGTAAGTTAAAAACAGCTGTTACTGGTAAAGTTAAAGCCGGTAGTAAAGCTGCAAATAGACGCAAATCATTTTGTGCACGATCAGCAGGACAGATGAAAAAATTTCCGAAAGCTGCAAAAAACCCTAATAGCCGTTTAAGACAAGCAAGACGTAGATGGAAGTGTTAAAATGAAAGCAGCAGAAGTTTTAAAATTATTAGAAAAACATGAAGCTCAATGTGATAAAAGATACGCAGAGATTCAAGATAAACTTAAATCTTTAGATAGTAGAGTTTGGGGTTTATATGGTGTTATCATAGGCGTAGCAGTATTGGAGAAAGTATTCTAATGGCTATGAGTAGATCACAAATGAGTAAACAAATTTCAAAGCCACCGAACAAAAAGAAAAAAATAAAAAAATTAGTAAGGGTGAAAAAAAATAACAAGTCAAGTAGATGAATATGATAAACAGAGATACTAGTTATTACATAAAAAATCTTGAAGGTTTTATTGACAATGATATTTGCGATAAATCGGTAAATGAATTATTAATAAAAGATAGTGAATTTACACAGCACACTTTTTATAATCCTGCCGAAAAATCACAAAACACTTTATCAGGCGACAAAGAGTTAGACGTTACAGAATGTGATACATCAACAAAGTCTATAATTATGGATAAAATTTGGCACGGATTACATTATTATATAAAAGATTATCTTAAGTTACCTTATTTTGATGGCTGTTCGGGTTATTCTGATATTCGTTGGCATAGGTACAAAGAAACTAGAAAAATGGCAGAGCATTGCGACCACATACATTCTTTATTTGATGGAGAAATAAAAGGTATTCCAATACTTTCAGTTTTAGGTTCTTTAAATGATGATTACACAGGTGGAGAACTTGTGTTTTTTGGAGGTCAGACTATTAAATTTGGTAAAGGAGACTTATTAATATTTCCATCTAATTTTTTATATCCACATAGGGTAGAGCCTGTTACTAGTGGTACTAGATGGTCATACATTAGTTGGGTATGGTAAAGAAAAAAGAAATAATAAAAGGAAGACCAGTTAGATATTGTCCAGACTGTGGAAGAAAAAAATGGTCTTGTAGATGTTACAAAGAGGAGAGAAAAAATGCCCAAAGACGCATGTTACCACAAAGTAAAAGCTAGATTTAAAGTTTTTCCTTCTGCGTATGCTGGAGGTGCTATTGCAAAATGCCGTAAAGTAGGTGCTGCTAATTACGGAAAATCAAAAAAGAAAAAAAAGGGTGGTTATGAAACCACCATGTCAGATCAAGGTATTGAGAATCCAAAAAACGTCTTAGGTAAGGCTAAAAGTCAACTTTTGAGAGCAACGAGGGATAAAGAACTTAAAGACAGAAAAAAAGGTGTTATGTCAAAGATGCCCGTGCATAAAGGCAACAGACCGCCACAAAAAAATCAACTAAAAGCTAAAGAAGGTAAAGTTGTACGAATGACAAAAAGAAAGTCAAAAAACCCAAATATAGCAAGGGGATGTGGCGTAGTTTTGAACGAGAAACGTAAGGTTACAAAGTATAGATAATGGCAGTTAGAAAGACAAAAGCGGGACTAGCTCTTAAACGATGGTTCAAGGAAGACTGGAAAGATGTCAAAACGGGCAAGGCTTGTGGTCGTCAAAAAGGAGAAAAGAGAGGTACTCCTTATTGTAGACCAACTAAAAGAATTAGTTCTAAAACACCTAAAACAAGATCAGAGATGACAACACAAGAAAAAAGAAGTAGAATTAATCAAAAGAATCGACTGGGTCAACCAGCGGGTAAGCCGAGAAGAGTAAAATCATTAACTAGAAAAAGGAAAAAATGATGGCTAACACAAAGAAAAAACAAAAAATGAAAATTATGAACCCAACAAAAGGAGTTAAGACTCCAATCAAGGGTAAAAAAATAGTTGGCGGTGGCGGCGGTAAAAGAATGAAAAGAGGCGGTAAAGTCTAGTGGCAACTTCAAGTTCAAGAGATTTTGATTTAGACGTAGCAGAACTCATTGAAGAGGCATATGAAAGATGTGGCTTAGAGATGAGAACTGGCTATGATGCAAAGACTGCTAGACGTTCATTAAATCTCATGTTTGCTGATTGGGCAAACAGAGGACTAAATCTTTGGACAGTAAAACAAGCCACTGTTTCGGTAACCTCGGGCACTGCTTCTTATACTCTTGTAGATAGTACAGTTGTAGATTTACTCGAAGTAGTCCTACGAAATAGTAGTGGGACAGATTTCACACTAACTCAAATGAGCCGTAGTGAGTATTTAAAGATACCTAATAAAAGTAATTCTGGTCAACCAAGTCAATACTTCTTTGATAGACAAGTAACTCCAACAGTTACATTGTGGTCAACTCCCGATGCTTCTTATACCTTGGTGTTTTATTATGTGAGACGAATCGAAGATGCCGATACTTTAGTTAATACAACTGATGCACCTTTTAGATTCTTACCTTGTATGGCGGCAGGACTTGCTTACTACATAGCTATAAAAAGAGCACCCGATAGAATACAGATATTAAAAAGTATTTATGAAGAAGAGTTTCAAAGAGCCGCAGCAGAGGATGCAAGTAGCACACCTCTTAAACTAACACCTAATATCTCGTACTTGGGTTACTAATGGCTAGGTACGCAACTGGTAGATTAGCATGGGGATATTCAGATAGATCTGGATTTCGATATCGTTTGCGTGAAATGAGAAAAGAATGGAATGGTCTTAAAGTAGGTCCTGATGAATACGAAGCTAAACATCCACAACTAGAACCTAATTATCCAGGCCCGGATCCTACTGCATTGTATGAGCCAAGACCAAATCAAGACACAGATTTAACTGCATTTGTAGTATACACAAACGCAGGAGATGGTATAATAGGAAAAAAGATGACAGCTTTCACAGCTACAACTAGTCTTGGAACAGTAACGGTGAGCACATCATGAGTTTTACATTAACTACATTAAAGCAATCTATACAAGATTGGACACAAAATTCAGAAACAACATTTGTAAATGAATTAGATTTTATTATTAAAAATGCAGAAGAAAGAATTTTAAAATCAGTTGATTTAGATTTTTTTAGAAAAAATGTTACGGGTGATATGACTTCTGGAAATAAATTTTTACAGAAACCTTCTGATTATTTATCTACTTTTTCTTTATCTTATGTAAATTCAAGCAGTCAAAATGTTTTTCTTTTACAAAAAGATGTAAACTTTATACAAGAATACACCCCTAATCCAACAACAACTGGATCTCCAATATATTATGCTTCTTTTGATATTGATAATTATATAGTAGCTCCGACACCAGACTCTAATTATTCTGTTGAACTTCACTATTATTATCGTCCTGCTTCTATCACAACAGATGATTCTGGAACTACATGGATAAGCACAAATGCACCAGACGCTTTGTTATATGCTTGTTTAGTGGAAGCATATACTTTCATGAAGGGCGAGACTGATCTACTACAGCTTTACTCTTCTAGGTATGGTGAGGCAATAAGCAGATTGAAGGTTTATGGTGAGGCACAAGAAAATAGTGATGCCTTCAGAGACGGGTTGATAAAGATTCCAAGGTCTTGACACTTATAAGATATAGTCTATAATATCTCATATGAAAAACAAAAGTGTCGCTATTGTCGCTCTTGGCAATAGTTTTAATGAATATATTCTTGCTAAAATAAGAAGCGAAAAATTTGATGAAGTGTGGGCAATCAATGCTATGTCTGCTGTTATCTATCATGATAAGTGCTTTATGATGGATCCTCCTTCTAGGTTTTTAGATACTCCTAATGCCGGTAAACAAACAAACATTATGGCGGAAAGATTAAAAGCAAAATTAAATGTACCTATTTTTTCTTGTGAGTTAGATGAAAGATGCCCTGATGTTGTAGAGTTTCCCTTACAAGAAGTGTTACAGAAAACAAAATATGCTTATTTAAATAACACAGTTGCTTACTCTTTTGCCTATGCTGTTGCTGAAGAAGTAACAGAGTTGCATTTGTATGGTATTGATTTTACACATAAAGATGTAGCTTTTGCTGAAGCTGGAAGAGCTTGTTGCGAGTTTTGGTTAGCTATAGCAACATCAAAAGGTATTAAAATAAATATAGCACACAGCTCTTCTTTACTTGACACTAATGTTCCAGACGATCAAAAACTGTATGGTTATCATAGATTAGAAGATCCCGTTGTTTCAACAGTTACACAAGGTAGTATGTTGATAACACGAAAGTCAAAATTAGAACCTCCTAACCCTATAGATAATAAACCTAACCTTATTGGGAGAGAAGACATTCCAGGAGTAACTTACGAGGAGAAAAAAAATGTTTGAATTAGGTACATCTACAGTGGGAAGTGTAAATGTAAAAACCTCAAATCAAGGAGGTCTTACAAACGAGCAAGTAGCAGATTTAGCCGTAGATAAGATAGTCAGTATCTCCGATCAAGCTCCTCCTCATATACGGCAACAAGCGAATCAGTTTAGAGAACATTTGAAAAAAGTCTTGTATCATTATCTTCTCTTGGCAAGAAAGGAAGAGCGTGGTACTATTATCCATGCTTTGAGATCAAGTGGTCAAAAAGAAACGGCTGAATATATAAGGAGATTATAACATGGCTATAGCACAAGCAATGTGTACTTCATTTAAACAAGAGTTAATGTTAGGCACACATAATTTTGCAACTAACGGAAATGCTTTTAAATTAGCTCTTTATGCAGAGGGTGGTGGAGGAAAATCTTCTACTACTGCTACATTAGGGGCGGCAACAACAGCTTACACTACAACTGGAGAAATTGCTAATAGTGGTAGTTACACTGCTGGAGGTGGAGCTTTAACAAAAGTAGCACCTTCTACTTCTGGAACAACTGCTTTTACAGATTTTGCTGATATAAGTTTTACAACTGCAACAATTACAGCTATGGGTGCATTAATATATAATGACACGAATAGTGATAAAGCGGTTTGTGTGTTAGATTTTAGCTCTAATAAAACATCTACATCAGGAACTTTTACAGTACAATTTCCAACTGCTGACGCTTCAAACGCTATTATTCGTATAGCTTAAAGTAAACCGTTATGGCTAACGGTTGGGGACAAGGCACCTGGGGTGCTGTTGGTTGGGGAGGTATTGGTAATACTTCTTTCGCTGTAACTGGAGTTGCAGGAACAACAGCCGTTGGTAATGAAGGTGTCGGTGGAACAAGCACAGTTGTTGAAACTGGTCTTCAAGCCACTGGTTCTGTTGGCACTGTATCAGCTAGTAGCGTTCATATTATTACTCCAACTGGAGCTGTAGGAACAACAGCCGTTGGTAACGTCTTACCTAAAATACCTATCACTGCCGTAGTAACTGGCGTATCTGCTACAACTGGTTTTCTGACTAATTGGGGTCATGGAACTTGGGGAGCAGGAGTATGGGGTGGTGGTGTCGCCGCTATTCCTGGACAAGATATTGTTCCGACTTCTGCCGTAGCTACTGGAGCTGTAGGTGCATCCACAGTCACTGGTACTGGTATTCTTTCAGTAACGGGTAACGCAGGAACTTCTGCCGTTGGTAATGAAGTAGTAGTTGCACAAATGAAGTTTACTGCAACTGGTCTTCAAGCAACTGGTGCAGTTGGTGATGAAGGTGTTGCGGGAACAAGTGTTGTTGTAGAAACGGGTCTTTCGGCTACTGTTTTATTAAGTGGTCACGAATCTTCTACTGTTACAAAAACGGTTACTGTTCAAGATGTGGGTGGCTCTAATAAATATTTTATTGATAGCGTACAGCAACCTACTTTAGAATTATTCGAAGGAAATACTTACAGATTTGACCAAAGCGATAGTACCAATAGTGGTCACTATTTTCGTTTTAGCACTACCTCTAATGGCGTATGGGGAGGTGGTGATGAATACACAACTGGTGTAACAATTAACGGAACTCCTGGAAGTTCTGGTGCTTATACAGAAATAGCGGTAGCAACAAATACTCCAACTCTTTATTATTATTGCACAGCTCATAGTGGGATGGGTGGTCAAGCAAATACTCCAATAATATTTACAATAGCAACCACAACTGGAGCACCAGTAACAAATGTTGTTGGTACTACTGCTTTAGGAAGTGAAAGTGTTACTGGGGGTGCTGGTTTTGAGGTCACTTTATCTGGTTTAAGTATTTCTGTAGGAACTCTTGCATTAACTGGTACATCTGTGTTATCCTTAACCGGAGTTACTGGCACGGGAGCTACTGGTGAAGAACAAGTTTATAGTTTAATAAAACCAGACCAACTTGCTAACTGGATTGAAAGGGTCGCATAATGGCAACATATGTAAATAATCTTAGACTAAAAGAAATAGGAACTGGTGATGAATCTGGCACATGGGGTGCATCTACCAATACAAATTTAGAACTTATCGGTGAGGCATTAGGTTATGGCACTGAAGCCATAACAACAAACGCTGATACTCATGCAACAACGATAGCAGATGGTTCTTCTGATGCAGGTAGAGCCATGTTTATTAAATATACTGGAACATTAGATAGTGCTTGTACCATTACAATAGGTCCAAATACTTTAAAAAGAGTACATATTATTGAAAATGCAACTAGTGGTTCACAAAACATACTTATATCACAAGGTAGTGGTGCAAATGTTACAATACCAAATGGACATACTAAAGCTGTTTATTTAGATGGTGCAGGAAGTGGAGCAGCAGTTATTGATGCTTTCACAGATTTAAATATACCTTCTCTGTTTGCAGGTGGCTTAACTTATCCCACAAGTGATGGCTCTAATGGACAATTTATGAAAACAGATGGCTCTGGTACATTATCTTTTGGTAGTGTATCTAGTGCCGCAGATGATATTAGTGCTGGTGATGCAGCTGTTAATATAACCACAACCTCTGGCAATATTACTATTGATGCAGCTGCAAATGACACTGATATTATATTTAAAGGCACAGATAATACTTCTGATATTACAATGCTTACATTAGATGGTAGTGAGGCAGGATTAGCAACATTTAATTCTGGAGCAGTATTTGGTGGTTCTGTATTACCTTCTAGTGATGATGCTGTTGATTTAGGCTCTGCATCTAAACAATGGCGAGATATATATACTGGTGATATAAATTTAAACAACACTAAAACAAGAGATAATGAAGTTGATGGAACAAGAGGTTCTTGGACTATTCAAGAAGGCGAAGATGATCTGTTTATATTAAACAGACTTAATGGCAAAAAATATAAATTTAAATTAGAGGAGATGTTATAATGGCTGTGTATGTAGGTGGAGTACAAGTAACGGGTACTCAAACTTTAGATGCAACAAAATTAACTGGAAATTTACCTGCAATAAGTGGTGCAAGTTTGACTTCTTTAAACGGTAGTGAAATATCAAGCGGTACAGTTGCGGCGGCGAGGATTGCAGATCTTGCGGCTTCTAAAATAACAAGTGGTACAATGGATGGTGCAAGAATATCAGGTGGTACTTTAGGCACTACAAGTGGAGCAAATTTAACAAGTTTGCCAAGTCCAAGTAGCATTATTTATGCAAGTCAAGCAGTGGGCTGTTTTGCAAGTGTTAGATATGACGACCATGGTAGCTTTGGTTGGGGTGCTAATGTTGGTACTGGTGTTAGAGCATCTGGCTCAGATAATCACTATGGTAGCTCATCGCCTGGGACTTGGAGGGCATTTGGTCAAACTAATGCTCCTTTTAAATCAGCAGTGGCACATAGAATATCATAGGAGAAAAACATGTCAGACATAGTAATTAAATCACTACCAGATTCAAAACTTATTGGTGCAAAAAATCCTAGATGGGGGGATGCAGACAAAACAACAATATTTATAGAATGTAAATTTTCTCATTATGAAACTATAGGAGAAACAGCTAATGATGGATATCTACCATTTACTGCTAAAGGAGACGATCCAGAGGAACATGGTAGATTAATTTTTGAAAAAGCAAAGGCTGGTGATTATGGCACTATTGCTGATTATGTTGCACCAAGTCATCTTAGTGGGTAATAATAGCAAATAAATTTTATAGCTGATAATTATGGCAGATGATTTTGAGGTACATGGTGTTTTTCCTATACCAGTTTATGTAAGTGATGGCTTTTTATTAGATGAAAAAATTAAAGATAAATTGATTAAGGAATCTTTTGATAAGCCTTTGACAAATCTTGGTGGTAATAAAACAAGTAATAACCATTTCATATTAGAACAAGATTATTTATTAGATTTAAAAAATCATATATTAAAACATATTAATAATTATGGTTATAATTTTTTTAAGATAACAGAAAAAGTACAATTTTATATTTCACAGTCTTGGTGTAATTTTAATGCGAAAGGTGAAGCACATCATCTTCATCACCACTCTAATTCTTTTTTTAGTGGTGTATATTATATCAAAGGTGACACACCAATAACATTTCGTAAAGATGTTGAGGCATTTCAAAACTTTGAATTTGATTTTAATGAATCTAATTCATTCAATTCAAGAGATTGTCATATGCCAATTAAAGAAGGAAGAATAGTGTTATTCCCCTCAGTTCTTTCACACTTTGTAGAAGAAAATAGATTTGACACACAAAGAGTTAGTTTATCCTTTAATTGTTTTTTTAAAGGTGANCCCAAAACAAAAGAAAATAATCTTTCTTATTTAAATATTTAGGTTTTTAAAATGAGTGAACATAAAGAAATTCCATTACAATTAGAAAAACCTTTCGGGCCCAGAGTAGCTGTGGCTAAATTACCTATGCACATTGTTGATAATATGAATAAGTATTGCGACAATGTTATTGCTCAAGGAGATGAGATAAGAAAGAAACATGATAAATCACAAGATTTGGTTGGTCATGTAGCAGAAGAATTACATTGTGAAATTGGCGATGAACTATTAAGAGAATTAGGAAATGTATTATATGGAGCTTGTTCAGCTTTATATAACAATGATCTTATAGAAAGAGGCGGAGAAAATAACGAAATAGAAAGACTTAATATATTGGGTGCTTGGTTTGTTCGTAGTTATAAAGGAGACTATAACCCTTGTCATGTTCATACCCATTCCGACTTTTCATGTGTTGTTTATACCAAAGTACCACCATCAATAGGTCAAACCAATTTTAGAAACACAAAAAAACGACATGCAACAGAAGGTTATATTGATTTTATTTTTGGTTCAAATGGATATTGTACGCCATGTAGTTTTACAAGAAAGCCAGAAGTAGGAGATATTTATGTGTTTCCATCATCATTGTTGCATACTGCATACCCATTTTTTGGAGAAGGTGAAAGAAGGTCTTTTTCAGCCAATATGTCATTACAATTTAAAAATAATCAGAAGGCATAAAAATAAGTAAAGGTGCATTAGACGATTTAATTGGGATATTGTTTAATTTTATGTTTTAGGGTACTATAACTCATGCCTATTACAAGTTTAAAATTTAGACCAGGAATAAATAGAGAAGTAACTTCATATTCAAACGAAGGTGGGTTCTTTGATTGTGAGAAAATTAGATTTTATGCAGGCTTTCCAGAGAAAATAGGGGGTTGGGTTAAACAATCTGACAACACTTATCAAGGAACGGCAAGAGCATTACATAACTGGTTAGCTCTAGATGGCTCTAATTACATGGGCGTTGGAACACACTTAAAGTATTACATAGAAGAAAGTGGTAGTTTTAACGACATAACACCTACTCGTAAAACTTCTACTAATTCTATTACTTTTTCAGCAACTGAAGATTCTAATGTTATAACAGTTACAGATAGCACTCACGGTGCAGTAGCAAATGATTTTGTTACAATATCTGGTGCAGTAAGTTTAGGCGGTCTTGTAACAGCAAGTATTCTTAATGCAGAACATCAAATTACTTCTGTAGTAAACGCTAACTCTTACAAAATAACAGTAAGTGTAACAGCCAATGCCTCGGACAGTGGAAACGGTGGCTCTGGTGTAGACGGAGTTTATCAACTTAACGTAGGGTTGAATACTGCTGTTGGCGGTAATGGTTGGGGTGCTGGTGGTTTTGGTGGTGTAAACGCAGATCTTTCAACTTTTGGTTGGGGACAAGCCGCTGCAAGTGGAACAACTGCTCAAATAAGATCATGGTCGCATGATAATTTTGGTGAAGATTTGCTTATAAATCCTAGAGATAGTGGTATCTTTTACTGGGATAAATCAAACGGCACTGGCACGGCAGCAGTAAACATAACAACTTTAGCAGGTTCTTCAAACGCTCCTACAGTAGCAAAGCAAGTATTAGTATCAGACATTGATAGGCATGTCATTGTTTTTGGAGCAAATACACTAGGAACAACAACACAAGATCCTTTACTTATTCGTTTTGGATCACAAGAATCCATAACAGATTTTACACCAACTGCAACAAATACTGCGGGAGACCTAAGATTAAGTAGTGGGTCTACTTTTGTTCAAGCAGTAGAAACAAAACAACAAGTATTAGTGTTTACCGATAGAAGTTTATTTGCAATGAAATTTATCGGGCCTCCATTTACTTTTGGTCTTCAAGAACTATCAAAGAACATTACAATCGCAAGTCCAAAAGCAGCAGTTGCCGTGGAGGATGCGGTCTTTTGGATGGGTAAAGATAATTTTTATGTGTACGCTGGTCAGACAGCGCAGATACCTTGCACAGTTAGAGACAAAGTATTCCTTGATTTTAATTTAGCACAATCAGATAAAATCATTTCAGGCGTAAATTCAAAATGGGGTGAGATATGGTGGTTTTATGCCTCTGCTAGTTCAGAAGAAAATGACAAATATGTTATCTATAATTACTTAGAAAAAACATGGTACTACGGATCATTGTCTAGAACTGCATGGCATGACAGAGGAATTAGGCAATTTCCTA